TCCAAGCTGGTTTTGCAGACTTTTAGCCTTTTTGCTTCCGCTGGCAATAAATTCAGCTACTTGTTTCAAAACTTTGACAGGCGAGTTATCAATCATTTGTCGAAATTTATCCACATTTATTCCCATCGCGTTAGCCATTGCTTTAACAGCTTTGGGATCCATCAAGGCATCCCCCATCATTTCCATTGAGGTAGCAGCTAATCGGGCTGTGGGGGAAACAGTGTTCATGGTAGCATTGAGAGCTAGGATCTCCTGAGAGGAGGCCCCTAGTTGATTGAGTGTGGCAGCTGATCTTTGTGTAGCACGTATGATTTCTGAACTCGTAGTCCCCATATTATTTGATAATTCATTTATCGCTGATCCCATACGCCCAATGTCTTTGACCGAAGAATCGGTCATGTCAATTATTTTCTTCAAGGCTACACCGGCTTGATCACCAGTAACATCGGTAGCAACGCCCATTTTTGATACAACTTGCGTGAACTGTTCAACATTTTCAGTTCCCTTGACCCCTAGTCTACCCGCAGAGGCGGCTACTGCTGCGATCTGATCTTTTCCTAAGCCCATTTCTGTTGACATATCTTTAATTTTGCCTTCCATAGCAGCTGCAGTTTCGGGGTCCATAACCTTTTCTAGTTCTACCATTGATTCTTCCCAACTAGCAGCAGCTCCGACACTGGCGGCCATACCTGCCCCCAAACTAGCAACTGCTCCCGCGACAGCACCGAAAGCGCCCAAGGCCATTGTCTTGAAACCGCCCACCTTAGACATCATTGTAGAAATACCTTGGGTAAACCCGCCAGTGTTCAAACTAGCGTCAGCATATAGTTCGCCAACTTTTAGAGCCATATTACCATTGCTCCAACGCTTTTGCTGCTTTCTCGCCTTCGAGCGGTTCGTTTTCTATATTCGCTAGGTGATTGATTAATATAGAATTCGGCCCTAGGTTACCGAGGAGCGTTACAAATTTTCGCCAGGTCATATCGTCTACTCTGTCAACAAGATTTATCCCGTATTCCCGCTGGAAATCAGCTTCGATCATGGCCCAATCCTCAATGATATTTAGTTCGCATTTCCCGAACCATCTGCCTCTTCATCGTCCGGATTGGTATAGATTTCGTTCGACCACTGGATAATATCTGTAAGTTCATTAACTGTAATTCCGTCGTCCATCATTTGATCTACGTTATCTTTGCCTAAAAGGTCGATTGCAATATCTATTGCCTTTTTGTTCGGTATCTCGTCGTCAGTATCATATTCTTCCTGTAGGCGCAATGATTCGAGCATTACCTTGGCTGGGATCGAGGGCGGGAGTTCGTATTCCCGCCCCTTAACCTTAAATGGATGTCCCTGCTCATTCTTTTCATCCCACGCTTGGTCGAAGTCTTTTACGCTCATCTAATCACCCTACGCTGTTGAAGTCGTGACTGAACCGTTGACGTGCAAAGTAGCTGACCAGCTAATATGATCTTCGTGTCCACCGCCAATGGGTTCGCCAAGTTCGGCCCAAGCCTGAAACGTTTTGGATACACCGCCCCCCGCTTGCGTCGAAAGCGTGTATTGCTTGACGTTATCATATCCGACTTCCTGGGAGTAACTATCGAGCAGCTCCTGACCAGTTGCCAAATTACCGTTTGAATCCTCAAGCCTGTTACCTTCCACGTCAATCGTTCGACCAATCTTCGTGGGAAGGCTTTCAGCATTACCGTCGCTATCATTATCGGAAGTATCCGTATCGGTATAGTCTTTGCCGAGAGTCACTGAGGTAATCCCCGTAATCGTATGGGTATTTGTGTCAGTGCCCTCGACTATCAAATCAACATCTTTACCTAAAATCTTTTGAAAAGCCATTTTATATCACCTTTCTGTTCTATGTTCGGTTGTGTTCTCGTATTCTACCCGTAAATTCAACGAATATTTGTGCCTGCCCTTATCATCTCTGCCAATATGGATAGGCCCTGACTGGACACCATTTATCATAATCACATATATCCCGTCCGTAGTGAGAGCGAACTTGCTTGCTCCCTGCAACTCGCTGTATATATCATTAGCCGTACTCAAAGCATTGCGAGGATCCATCGTTCCCCGGCAAATAAATTGTATGTCACGCTCGTCTTCGATAAATTTGGGAGATGGTGTCGGCCCACCTTCGCTATATATTGCGTTGGCTTCGTCAGGGTTGTCAGGGAGAACGCCAACAAACGTATCCCCGCTAGTACCCGTCTCGTCAAAGGTCAGTATGCCCTGGTCATCAAGATATTCGCAAAGTTCTGATTCGAGGCTCAAAACATACCCCCGAGTTCCTGTTCAAGATATTCCATCATCTTGTCGCCTTTGCTTTTGATTGTTCGCTCGAGATATTTTGCCTGTCGCCCGTGATCGTGCGATAGCGATCTGTCTTCGTGTTGCTTGACTGCATAAGGCGTATCATAGCTTATCCTCATTCGCGGCTCGCCATAATCAGGATCAACCATCCCCGAGTCCTTTAACGTCCTCTCTTCGAGTGGAACTATTTTATTTGTTTCGTGTAGGATAAATTCTGCCGCCTTGAACAAAGCCTTCCCAGACTCATCGCCAATACCAGGAACCGAAATATCGTCATCTATATTAAAGCTCATAAAAGTACCAACTCTTTGTGGCTCTTTACCGATAATCCTTGATGGTCCTTAACGTCGTTAACTGTGTAAGTGTTCGATTCGTAATAGACTTTCGAGCCAACCGGAATATTGACTCCCGGTCTCATAAATACTTGAGTATCGGAAGTGATTTCGTTGCCGTCGTCGTCCATTGTTCTCGTCCGACCGTGTTGGACTCTTGCGCTTGAGGAGAACGTGTTGCCATAGATAGGCCCGTATGCTCCAGAACCTGAATATGGTTCGACCTGAATAGTCTGTCTGAGCATCCATTTTGGTATTTTCAATCTATTCTAGGATCTCCCGCTATAAAGTCCTGCACGACACTTGAACGATCACCGACACCAGCATAAGCCATGCCAGCGTTGCGTAAATGTCGGTAAGCTCGTGGGGCTAATGTCGAACCGCCGCCACTTCCACCTTCGCCGAATTTCATTCTGAGATTACCGACCGCAAAACTCTCGACACTTCCGGCAATATCGTAATCCTCGCCGAACGCTTCAGTCCAGTATTCGACCTGTGCGCAAGTTGCGTCTCTCAACGCCCGTCTTTGCTTTAATCTCCAATCGTCAGGATTGGTTTTCTTGACGTATGCTCTGGCCGCCGTCGTATAAGAGTTCGTGAGATTAGATTCTAGCGTAATCGTGTCGTCGCCATAGCTATCAACGTCAATTGAGTCTATCGTGCCCGTCTCGGAGTTATCGTCATCTAATATCGTTACGTCGTCGCCTTCGTCAAGTATGTTAGCATCCCAGACCTTGAGTTCTTTCTGACTATCGCTAGCGTCCGCTTCAAGATCAGTCTGTTTGGGATTTCCTTGGCCACGACTCACCTGCTCTATAAGTTCCTCTGCCCGATCCAATAAGCGGTTAATACCGTTTGGAAGATCGGCTGTCTCTATATCTCTGTAATCTTCGTAGTCTGATTTAAGAGCGTAGTGCATAATATTAGCGGGAGGCTATGAACCCCCCACTAAAAGATCAACTCCTATTTCGGAACTTTCAGAGCGTGCATATAAGTCTTTTTCGTAGCTGTACCCGCAGCGTTATCCGTTACGTTGAACGTGATTGTATTAGATTCCTTGAACCTTGCGGATTCGAGAGGCCCAACGACCGCCTGCACGAGATTGGTATCTCCACTAGCCGTCAATCTGGTTGACATAGTTCCCTGACCGGCCATCCAGAGATTTCCTGTCTGGGCTTCAATATCAATGTTGTTATTCGCCGTAGTACGAAAAACGAAAAGGTACTGAGCGTCCTCACCAGAGGTCGTGACCTTAACAACGTCCGAGCAGGTGTGACCTGCGGCTTGATCCATATCTACCGCACTATTCCAAGTTAAGCTATCTGCGCTTATAGAAGTACTCATTTATATCACCTACCCCTACGAGGTCTGGACTGGCAAGCTGACGAGCTGCTCAGGTCTAATGACCTTTGCGCCGTAAACGTGCAGTCCCTTGACCGCATCTGAGAAGCTATCCTCTGGACGGTATCCCTCAACCTTATTGATCTGTTCCACATAGGCTATAGCGTCCATAGTTCCCGCCATCGTCTGAAATTCCGATCCATTAGTACCGTCACCAGTTAGGTTATTGCTGACATATACGTCGATTCCGTAGATGCTACCGACCGCACCAGAGCGGAACTCTTGCACGTTATCCGAAAGATCGGACACGACATCCTGTAAGGCATCGTGGTATATCTCAGGATTTACGACCCACCATATCTGTGCGTTAGTGGGTACGTTCTGCTCCCAGAGATATTCCTTGATCTTTCCGGCCGCCGACTGGACATCTATTGTAGAACTCCAGTCTTCCTCGGAAGGACTCAACCCAGCATCGCCATAAAGACCGGCAATGTAGCTGTCTGCTTCGTCTGCCAATCCGATAGCCGCTTTGTCCATTGCCCGCTGCATAACTTTCGGCTTCTGCTGTGCCTGGTCTATGTCATCGACCTCAAAAGCAAAGTAATTGCTCTGGTCGACTTCCAAAAATGTCGCAGCGTCCGAAAGGGTTTCCGGTGAGATACTCGTGGAGTTTTTCACGTAAGAGTTTACCGTGATATCTCCAATCGAGTTAATCTTGACCGTGTCTCCAACTGATCCAATATCGCCTTCGTATTCTCTATTACATAAACTTACAAAAACATGGTTCTTGTCTAGCTGCTTGAGCAGCCTTGAAGACCATACTTTTGGAATGAAATTATCTAAACTCATCTAGGGTCACCTACCACTTTGTCATTGAGTTTTCTATGTCCTCTAAGTTCTCGTCGATTTCCT